ACCGTGGCTCCCATGTACTCCGCTGCTCACGCACTGGCTACCATGACGGCTCTGCCATTGATCAACGCTGTTGTGACCTTCTTGGGTACCGCTTCTACTGCTTACGCACAAAATTTGGTCTACCACAAGGACGCAATCACGTTTGCTACGGCTGACCTGTTGTTGCCTCAGGGCGTTGACATGGCTGCTCGCGCAGTGCATAACGGTATCAGCTTGCGCGTTGTTCGTCAGTACGACATCAACAACGACCGTATGCCTTGCCGTATCGACGTTCTGTATGGCTACGGCACGATCCGTCCTCAAATGGCGGCCCGTATCTGGGGCTAAATTGAATGGGGCTTCGGCCCCTTTCATCGTTTAATCTTTTTTAAGGAAAATTATCATGGCACTCCCTAACGGCGCAGGCGGTTATCAAATTGGCGACGGCAATCTGACTGAAGCTCAACTCGGCGTACAAACCATCCCTACAACCCTGACTGGCGACACCACGCTGACTGCTGCTCAAGTAGCCGTCGGCTTGGTTGTTTGCACCAAGGGTTCTGATGCTACATTGACCGTAACCTTGCCTACGGCAGCGTTGCTTGATGCAGCTATCCCAAGTGCAAAAGTTGGTTCTGCTTTTGAATTGACTATTTGCAACAACGGAAATGCTGGTACATCGTCTACCGTGCCTGTCACCACCGGCACCGGCATTACGATCTTTGGATCTGTCACTGTCCCACGTTTTGGTGCTTATACATACCGTTTCGTGAAGACCGGTGATGCTGCCTACTCGGCATTCCTGAAGTAATATGAATGGGGGCTTCGGCCCCTGTTTTTAAAGGAACAATCATGGCAAATACTAAACCCATCGGCGTTGCTTATGAAGATCAGCAACTGGATGGCGCAGTCATGGGCAAAACAGGCGGCACCGCCAGTTTTTATGGTTTGACCCCCATTGCTCAAGCTGCTGCTATCACGGCTGTCACCAATACCGCCAGCGGTACTGAGTTGGCAACTGCAATCAATGCAATTCGTACTGCATTGAAAAACATTGGCATTACTGCTTAATGTATCGGGGGCTTCGGCCCCCGTTTTGACATGAACATTTATCTTTCTCACCCCGTCCACGGTAGGAAAGTTGCCACAATGGAACTTGAAGCCGAATACGATGAGTCTAATGGCTGGTCGCGGTACAATCCCGATATGCCTGCTCCAGCCTCTGAATCAGAAACAAATGCGCTAGGCATCAAGCGCAAATACACTCGCAAGGCTGTAACCGAGGAACTTTGATATGGCAACTTACACGGCGAATGACCAGATCAACAGGGCGCTCCGGTTGCTCGGCATCCTAGCTGAAGGTGAAACGCCATCGGCTGAAACATCTCAAGATGCATTGGTTGCCTTAAACCAGATGATTGAAAGTTGGGATACCGAGCGCTTATCAATTTTTAATACGATTGACCAAGTATTTACTTGGCCTGCCGGTGAAATTCAACGTCACCTTGGCCCAACTGGTGAATTTGTTGGCTTGCGCCCCGTGTTGTTAGATGATGCTACTTATTACCGTGATCCAGGCACTAATGTGTCTTTTGGTATTAAATTTATCAATCAGCAGCAGTACGATGGAATTGCAGTCAAAACTGTGACTTCCACTTATCCACAGGTAATGTGGATAAACATGGAATATCCAAACATTCAAATGACTGTTTACCCCAAACCCACACGGGATTTGGAATGGCACTTTATTTCAGTGCAACAATTAGATCAGCCAGCTACTTTGGCAACGCAAATTTTGTTTCCACCAGGCTATTTGCGGGCTTTCACCTACAACTTAGCAATGGAGTTTGCACCCGAGTTTGGTGAAGAGCCTAGCCCACAAGTGGCTCGGATTGCCATGACCAGCAAGCGTAACTTGAAGCGCATCAACAACCCAGATGACATCATGAGCCTGCCGTATGCACTGGTTGCAACTCGTCAGCGGTTCAACATTTTTGCTGGCAATTATTGATGTTGATCGCTCTTGACTACGACAAAACCTACACCGCTGATCCGGTGTTGTGGAATAACTTTATTAAGTCTGCCCAAGATCGCGGTCATAGCGTAAAAATTGTTAGTATGCGGTATCCTAGTGAACCAATTGAATCAGCCCCAGTAGATGTTGTCTACACTAGCCGAAAAGCCAAAGCTACAATTTTTAAGGCTGATATTTGGATTGATGATTCCCCAGCATGGATTTTTCAGGACTCGCCATAATGCAAACGCCAATACTCGGAGCCTCTTATGTTGCGCGTTCTGTGAATGCCGCTGACAACCGACTCGTCAACCTGTTCCCCGAGATCATCCCCGAGGGCGGCAAAGAACCTGGCTTCTTGCAGCGATGCCCCGGCCTTAACTTGCTTGCTACGGTGGGCTACGGCCCGATCCGTGGCCTGTGGGCATTCTCATCCGATGACGGCGTTGGCTTTGTTGTGTCTGGCACACAGCTGTACAAGATCAACAACGCCTACGCAGCCACGCTAATCGGCTCTGTGAGCGGCACTGGCCCCGTCAGCATGTCTGACAACGGCACGCAGTTGTTTATTGCCTGCAACGGCCCCAGCTACATCTACAACAACACGACTGGCGGCTTCGGCCAGATCACTGACCCTGACTTTCCAGGCGCGGTGACTGTTTGTTATCTGGACGGCTACTTCGTATTCAATGAACCGAACAGCCAGAGAATGTGGATTACCGGAGTGTTGGATGGGACATCTATTGACTTCGGTGATTACGCCAGCGCTGAAGGCTCTCCCGATGGCCTGATTGCCGTGGCGTCCAACTTCCGCGAAGTGTGGGCGTTTGGTACAAACTCAATCGAAGTCTGGTACGACACTGGCGCAACTGACTTTCCCTTGCAACGCATCCAAGGCGCGTTTAACGAGCTTGGTTGTGCGGCTCCTTTCTCAGTCGCCAAGATGGACAACGGCCTGTTCTGGCTTGGCCGCGACCGCCGTGGTCAAGGTATTGTCTACCGCGCCAACGGCTACACCGGCATTCGCATTTCCACCCACGCTGTTGAGTGGCAGATCCAGCAGTACACTGACATGTCGGACGCGATTGGCTACACCTATCAGCAAGACGGCCATAGTTTCTACGTACTGGTTTTCCCTACTGCCAATACGACTTGGGTTTATGACGCCGCGACTCAGGCATGGCATGAGCGTGCAGGCTTTATTGATGGCGCGTTTACTCGTCACCGTGGCAACTGCCAGATGGCGTTTAACAACAAGGTTGTCGTGGGCGACTTTGAGAACGGCAACATTTACTCGTTCGACTTGGAAGACTACTCGGACAACGGGCAAATTCAAAAGTGGCTGCGTTCATGGAGAGCACTACCCACTGGTCAGAACAACCTGAAGCGTACCGCGCATCACAGTCTTCAACTCGACTGTGAGTCGGGCACTGGCCTGAACCTTGGTCAAGGCAGCGACCCGCAGGTCATGCTGCGTTGGTCCGACGATGGTGGGCACACATGGTCCAACGAACACTGGGTCAGCATCGGCAAGATCGGTGAGTACTATCGCCGTGCCATCTGGCGTAGATTGGGCATGACCCTGAAGCTGCGTGATCGCGTCTATGAAATATCTGGCACTGATCCTGTGAAAATTGCCATCATGGGCGCAGAACTTATTCTGAGTCCAACGAATGCCTAGCCCTAACGCGACGCCAACGCCAGTCACGCCACCCCGAGTGCCGCTGATTGACCCACGCACGGGCTTGATTGACCGCGCTTGGTACATGTTCTTTTTGTCATTGCTCAACGCAGCAACAATTGTGGACGATGGTAATCTTGGTGCTGACCCAATATCTTTAATTGCGTCTTACGATCAGGCGTTGCAAATACTGCGGCAAGAAGTTGAAACCTTGCCCCCAGTAGTTACCCTAACAGCGCCTGACGTGCTGGGCGACTGTTGCTCGGTTTTGGTGTCTCAGATGGCTGAGATGCAAAAGCAAGTTGAGGCTTTGCAAGTTCAGCCGATTGTTGACGTCGGCGTGATCAACGCAGCAATTGCTGGGCTGTATAGCGCGCCAGTAACTGTCACGGCTGACTTTACAGTTGGCACAAGCGCTTGGTACATCAACAACAAGTCAGGATCGACTTGCACGGTGACGTTGCCAACCGCCTCGTCATGGTCGGGCCGTCAAATCACATTTAAAAACATGCAGGCTCAGACTTTGGTGTCTGCGTCCAGCAATGTTGCGCCCATCGACAGCACGGTTGCTGGCACAGCAATCCTCTTGGCAGTTGTAGGAAATTGGGCGACAATGGTGTCTGACGGCACTAATTGGGTCATCATGCAACAAGCCGCTAATAACTGCCTCTTATTGGAGTAAACCATGACAGTCACCGTCAAAGTCCTCGTACCGGCAAAATATGCCGAAAACGCTCAAACAACCCAGTACACCGCGACTGGCGTTACCGCCATCATCGACAAATTCACAGCGACCAATATCAGCGGTTCTGCCGCTACGATCTCTGTCAACTTGGTGACAGTGACTGGCTCGGCTGGCAACACCAACTTGATCACCAAGACCAAGACCTTGCAGGCGTCTGAGGTCTATACGTCCCCTGAATTGGTAGGCCAAGTTCTTGGCGCTGGTGACTTTATCAGTACAATCGCAGGCACAGCCAGCGCAATCAACATCCGTGTTAGCGGACGTGAGGTGACTTAATGACAACTCAATTGGTAGACGATCGTGAGACAGCGCTTCGCGTTGGTTACGAAGCTACCGATTGGACGAGAACAGTGCTGTTTGAGGACTATCTTTCTGCACTAGAAAGTTGGACAATCAAAGCCGTACTAAGAGATGACCAGTGTATAGGTGCGGTGTATTTTAACGACGGTGAAGTTCATGCGTCAATTCTCCCTGAGTGGCGCGGTAAATGGGTTACTAGAGGTTTGCTGCGTGAAATGTTTGACAGCCCGGTAGTGACGACTCAAGTAGTCCCCGGGCATGAGTTTATGTTCGGGATACTTGAGCGACTAGGTTTTGAAAAAGAGGACTCAAAATGGGTATTGAAACACTAATCCCCGCCGCCGCGTCACTGATCGGCGGCGCTATGGCGTCCAGCGGCACTCGCAGCGCGGCAAGCACACAAGCTGACGCAGCCAATCGTGCGGCTGACCTCCAGCGTCAAACATATGAAGAACAAACCGCGCTGAACGCACCATGGCGGCAGGCTGGACTGACAGGTCAAAACCGACTGATGGACCTACTCGGATTGAGCGGTAATACCGGCGCAGCAGGATATGGCAAGTACGGTCAAGACTTCAGTATGCAGGACTTCCAGCAAGACCCCGGCTACGCCTTTCGATTGTCCGAAGGGCAGAAGGCACTCGACCGATCCGCTGCTGCGCGGGGCGGACTGATCTCTGGCGGCGCCCTCAAAGCGGCTACGCGGTACGGCCAGGACATGGGTTCGCAAGAATATTCAAATGCCTTCAATCGCTATCAAACCAACCGCACGAATCAGCTACAATCCTTGGCTAACTTGCAATCTGTTGGCGTCAATGCCACTAACGCGCAAGCCGCACAAGCAGGGCAGTATGGCACCAATGTAGGAAATCTAATTGGTCAAGCAGGACAAGCCACAGCAGCCGGTCAATTGGGTGCTGGCAATACTTGGAACAATGCGCTCGGGACGATGGCGAGTACATACCAGAACCAGAACAACTTCGACCGCTGGTTGAACCGAATTCAGCCGATTGCATCGAGTGCCACCTATGCCGCCAACAATTGGGGACCGGAATAATCATGGCAGATCTAAACGCTCTCATTGCCCAGGGTGCCCAGTTCCAAGCACCTCAGGACCCCTTCGCCCAGTACGCCAAGATGCAGCAACTGGACCAAGGGTATCAGGCGAACATGCTCAACCGGATGAAGATGGATGAGTATCAGCGAACTCTGCAAGCGCAGAACGCCACGCGGAATACTCCCGCTCCCGATGGGGTAAATGCCCAGCTTTGGGCAATTGATCCAAAGATGGCGATGGAGCAGGCCAAAGAACAGGCCCTCACTCGTAAGCAGATTGCTGATACGAAAGAATCAGAAGAGAAGACCCGTGCGAGTCAGATGAAGGCACTTGGTACTGGACTGGTCACTGCTCTAAAAGACCCCAGCGACACAGGACTGAACACAGCATTCTCGATGCTGGACACCCAAGGAATAGATACATCGAAGCTCCGTGCTCAGTTTTCCCAAGTGGTTGACCCCAAGCAACGCCTCGACATGATCCAAGGGTATGTATCAGCGCACCCCGAAGGCATTGCGGCCATGAAGTTCGTGGCACCTGATCCTGTCGAAGTGAAACTTGCCGATGGCAGGATCAAATTCATCGATAAGAATCCGAACAGTCCTACCTTCAAACAAGAAGTCAAGGATATGGGTCAGGCTACTGGCATGACACCGTTCCAGACTGCTGATATTGAAAATCGAAAAGCTCAGCTTGGCGTTGCTCAAGCAGGCCTTGGCCTTCATGCTCTCACTGCCGACCCATTCAACTTGGCAGGGGCACAAGATAAATTCCCCCTTGGCATGGGTGGAGGTGGAGCACCTGCTGCTGCGCCCGCTTCAGCAGTGGCCGGGGCAGCACCTGTTGCTGCACCAAAGACAGCCCCAGTTGCGGCCGCAGCAGTACCTACACTAGGTGGTGGAAAAGTATCACTAAATGATGCGATCAAGCAGGGTCTGAAAGGCACCGAGCTACTTGCCGCGATGCCTGCTCCTCTGGCTGCCCAGGTGGCTGCAATTACGGATCATCGTGCCGCACCTCCAGCAAGGAATACTGCACGAGGGGATCAGCTTATCCAGTTGGTGCAGATGGTTGATCCAACATACGATGCACAGCAGTACAAGACCAAGCAAGGTATTGAAACTGCATTTACTGTTGGTTTGCCATCGCGTACATTGAAATCAATAAATGTTGCAAATGACCATTTAAAGGTTTTGAATAGCACAATTGATGCGCTTAACAATGGCGATGTAAGATTGTTTAATCAGTTTGGAAATGCTGTTGCCACGCAAATTGGTGTTCCTGCACCAACTGATTTTAATGCGGTTAAAGTTATTGTTGCAGATGAGCTTGCTAAAGCAGTGATTGGTGGAGTTGGTGCTTTGGGTGATCGGAAAACAATCGCTGATACCATTAACGCCGCCAATGGTCCTGCCGCTTTGCGCAGCGTAATTAATCGCTATCAGCAACTTATGGATGGACAACGCACTGGGTTGTCAGATCAATATAAATCTGGTGG